CAATTAGTAAACAGAACGTCTACAATAACTGGACATTTTTAAAGGAAAGACCAATACGTTTTCAGTCGTTTGTTTATGGGTTGGACTTTGGATATAATCACCCGACAGCTTTAGTGCGTGTCTATTGGCACGAAAAGGATATTTACATTGAGCCTGTAATTTACGAATCTTACTTAACCACGGCAATGCTTATCGAAAAGATGAATCAGTTAAGCATTGACAAAAACACGGACATACTCGCCGACTACTCACGACCTGAGATTATTGCCGAAATGCAGAACGCAGGGTTTAACGTTAACAACGCTAACAAAGCCGTTAAACAAGGCATAGACTATGTAAAGACGTTTGGTGTATTTTGTGAAAATGACCCACGCCTTAAACGTGAATACGAAAATTACAAGTTTGCTAAAAGAGGCGACGAGATTAAAGAAGAGCCTGTCAAGTTATACGACGATGCAATGGACGCTGTTAGGTATGCGGTTCACTACATTAAGGAGATGTATTATACCGACGATCAATATCTGGCGTTCTAAACAAAAACACGGATACGTCCAATATTTTGTATGGCAATTACATTAATAGCTGCTCCCGATAACTTCAGCCCTGCATATAATCACCTGAAGCACATCTACGATTCTACTAATAAAAATCTAGACGGGTTTAGGTATGTCTTTGACGTTTATCAAACGGGAGGTTCTAAGATTGCAGAATACAGGGTATTGCCACGCATTACAGATGGTTATGGAGAAATAGACCTATCAAGGTTGCTTCAGAACTATGTTACTTATGCTTATCCGAGTGGAGCTAATCAGATTTCCGTTGCTAACTCAGCTTATCAGTACACGCTAAAGATAGGCGAAGAATATGTAACGACATTTAGCTATACGGCTTCGGTAGTTCAGGACGGTGTTTATGTTGAGATCACGCCAACTGTGGCGCATTCGTTTGTAGTTGGCGACCGTGTAGTTATCACTCAGGCTGATGGCGGTGTAGCTAATCCAAGTTTGGAGGGGTTGTTTACGGTTACGGCTGTTAACGGTACAACTTCTTTTACTGTTAATTCTCTTTGGTCTGAGGTTACGGATGCGACTATTAACGGGTCGGTTAGATATTCAGACAACAGAAAGACGGTAACAAGGGATATAAGGACTGAGACGGCGGCGTGGGTTTATGACGGTGCTATTAAGCCACAGGACTTTAGAAGTTACGACGGGTCTGTTTATTTGCTTAATGCGGTTACAGATAAGTTTCTAACTACTATGCCCCGTGAGATGTGGATAACACCAACTCAAGACTTATTTGTTTTGACGGGTAATAACAATGTGATTACGGGTAATATTAGATTTCAGGATTCAAACGGGTCTTTCTTTAACTACAACGTAACGAATAACGATATAGTAACCTTGTGTAACGTCGGGGCTAATAATGCAACGGCTTTAGACCCCAATACAATAGACTACTATGACTTTTGGTTTGCGGGTGCAAGTCCTACTTTTACACAGCAGTCAGAAAAGATTCGTGTTTACATTGATAAAAGATGTAAAATTAACGACTACGAGATTCTGTTTTATGATCGTTTAGGTTCATGGGGTTCATTTGCTTTTCAGCTTAAAGACTATAAACGTGGAACTGTAACGAAAGAAGTTTACAACCAAGACATAATTGGTTATGTAGATTCTACCCAATGGAAGTTTTGGGAATATGAATACGGGAACAGGGTAGTTTTTCCTGCTATTGATGAGACACTTGAACTTAATACTAATTGGATTACTGAAGACATGGCTGAGTATTTCGCCGAGTTGGTCAGTTCACCACAGACATACATTAAGATAGGTTCAACTTATTTGGCTTGTATTGTTCAGGACACGTCTTACGAAATTGAACGCCAGAAGAACAAAAACCTAATAAGAAAAACTATCACGGTTAAACTAGCTAACCAAACACCTATTAATGGTTAAAATCCAATTAGAGACGGGTTATTTAGATGTCAAAGAAAACACGGTCTTTCCGTTGAATTTTGGCGTTGCTGACATTCGGGATGTGTCTAAGCGTTCAGGGATATTCAGTAAGACTATCACGTTAGCAGGAACTAAGAATAACAACGTCCTACTAAGCAACTATTACGATGTAAATATCGTTTCGGGTACATTTGACATAAACGCCCTTACGACTTGTGCGGTTATTCAGGACGGTATTCCTGTTTTAGAAGATTGTTACCTACAACTCATTTCGGTTAATAAGAAGCAAGGCACGAATGCACACGAAGAAAATGTAGAATATGAAGTCTTAATTAAAGACGCACAAGCCGACTTCTTTACTAAGATAGATAACGCTGAATTAACTGATCTTGACTTTACCGAACTTAACCACACTTACAATTCTACTAACGTTGTGTCGAGTTGGTCAAACACGGACGGCTATGTTTACCCATTGGGATTTGCACCAGATAATGTCTATTCGTTGACAGAGTTTAAACCCGCAATATACGCTAAGAACTATTGGGATAAGATACACGCAGACGCAGGATTTAGCTATACATGGACTACTATTTCAGATTGTTTCTTTGATAAGTGCGTTATTCCGTTTAATGGGGATATAATCAATATAGATTACTCGGATTATTTAGTAGAAGAACGTTTAAACGGTACTATCACTTACACTCAGACGGCGGGAACAAACGTAACAGCGACTAGTTCAGCGTTAACAGGATGGAATGAAATACAAGACAACCAAGCTTTGTTCGACCCGCTTACAGGAGAATACGACAACCCGTTTTATATTGGTGCGGGTCAGGCTATTAATTGTGTTGTATATTTTGAATACGACTTTAATCTGGTAAATGGCACGGGGTCTACGGCTTATCTAGTAGACATGGACAGTTCGTTGTTAACTCGCCAATACAGATATAAAGTAATTCTTCAGGTATTTAGGGATGGCTCTTTAATGGCATCGCAGACTATACCCGTATTACCTTATTCAAGAAACGAAGGGTCTTTGCCTAACGGAACTACAAACATAGGCACTTACTCAAATACTTTCAATATACCTTTAAGCAACTTAACGCCTAGTGAAATTTTAGATTTCAGAGTAAAAGTAGAAGTAAACCCTACGGGTAACATTCGTTGGAAAGGCACTAATTCAACGGGAGGAACAGACGTACAGATAGACTACGAAGTTGACGTTACTAACTTAAATGTTAGAATGACACCTACGGCTAATGTGTTACAGTTTGGTGCTACTATTGAACTAAACAACTTTGTGCCTAAGAACATAAAGCAAAAGGACTTTATTAAGTCTATTTGTACTATGTTTAATCTATTCGTTGAGCCTGACAAAGACAACCCTAATAAACTGATATACCAACACAGGGACGACTACTACGATTCAGGTGCAGAAAAGGATTGGACTTTAAAACTAGCTAAAGAACGGGAGCAGAACTTACAATTCTTGCCAGAACTTACGGCTAAGAAAATGGTCTTAACGTATAAGGAGGACAGCGACGAACCAAACAAACTTTACCTTGAATCTTTAAATGAGGTTTATGGTCAGGTAGAATATACTTTTGAAAACGAATATGTCCGTGACGTAGATAAGAAAGAAATTGTCTTTAGTCCTACGCCGATGGGTAGCACAAGTTTTAACGCTATTGTTCCAATGTTCGGGGGTGGTGCGCCAAAGACTAATATTAGAATTCTAATTCATAACGGTACGGCAACTTGTGACCCGTATAATATTTGGGACTATGGCACTACGGGACAAAATAACGAAACTACTTACCCTTTAATAAGCCATTTTAACGATCACTTTAACCCTACGTTCGATATTAATTTCGGGGTGTGTGATTATTATTTTTATGAGGGCGTAACCTTAACCAACAACAACCTATTTAACAACTATTGGCGCAGGACTATTGGTCAGATAGACACGGGTAAAATGTTAACCGCTTATTTCTATTTGACGGAATCCGACATACAAGATTTAAAGCTAAATGATAAGATAAGAATTAATAATTCTTGGTGGCATATTAACCGACTAATTGACTACGATGCTAACGCTAAGACGTTAACAAAGGTTGAGTTAATGAGCGTGGACAAAGAAATAGACTTTGCTCCATTTATCAATAAACCGTCTATACCGTTAAGCGCACCAATTACACGCAGACCGTTTAAAGAAATCACGCGGGACTTTATAGACCGTAATAATATAAACCTTTCACCAGAAGGCGTAACGGTAACGGGAATAGGTAATGTTATCGGCGCAAATTTGCGAGGAAGTTTTACGGGTCAGTACAAGTCCATGATTGAAAGTGGAAGCTACGAAAACACGAAGTCTTCCGTTAAGCCTGTTCTAACAACACAAAGCACATATAAACTAGCATCTAATGTAAAATCTGCAGTTGTAGGCTCAGATTATTACATAGTAGCTTTAGACGGATGCACTACAATTAATCTAACTCCCGTAGTAGATAACATAGGTGTAGATTTTGTGGTTGTTAATAGGTCGTCTTCAGCTATCACTATAGACCCTGACAGTTCAGAAACTATTGAAGGCAATTCTACTTACACTTTATTACCTAATCAGTCGGCTTGTATTTTCTCTGACGGTACTGAATGGCGAATAGTATCTGTTTATTCATTAGGTGCAGGAGGCGTTACGTTAGGCTATAAGGCTGTAACTACAACTTACACGGCAACACTTATAGACTATTTAATTAACTGCACTAGCGGAACATTCACCGTAAACTTGCCAACGGCTGTAGGTTACACAGGGTTAAGTTACGTAGTTAAAAATAGTGGTGCGGGAACTATTACTG